CCGCCGATCATCACCAGGCCACCGAGCATCATCGTCAGGCCCGAGCCCTACCGGCGCCGCCCGGGCCACGTGTGGCAGATCCGATCTTTGGGGCTGCTGGTCCCACCGCCACCTACGCCATGGCCCCCGACCACCCCCACCGGCGGTATCACCGGCGCCAGCAGAACAGCCGGGACTGGCTCTCAGGGTGTCCGCGATGGTACGATGGGCACGGCAACTCGCGACATCGCCAGCGGCGACAACAAGACCGATGCAGTGACAGCGGACGGGAGGACCGATGGCGGCTGATTTCTATCTAGGGCAGAACGACCTGCCACTTTGGAGCGCTACGCTGACCGATGGAACCGGCAACGCGATGCTGATCCAGGGCGGCACCGTAACCATGAGCATGGTACCGATTCGTGGCGGCTCGGACGTGATCACCGCCGGTGGAGTCGTGGTCAACGACGACGACGGCACCACCCCCAACCGCGGCAAAGTACACCGCCAGATGCTGAGCCCAGAAACCGCCACCGCAGGCGACTACCTGGTGCGAGTGATCGTGACCCTATCGGGCAAGCCGATCACGTTCCCAGACACCGGCTATTTCGTGTGGACCGTCACGCCGACCGCGGTGGCGCAGCAGGGCCGGTACCTTGGGATCGAGCAGTTCAAGGCCAGCGGGCAGCTGGCGGGCTTGACCTACGCAGACGAGGACATCCTGCGGGCGGTTGAGGCAGCCAGCCACGGACTCGAGCAAGCCTACAACACCAGCTGGACCTTGGGCAGCAGCACCAGCGAAGTGAGATACTACACGCCGTACGGCGAACGCACCGCGCTGCTGGGAGATTGCCTGGTTGCCAGCACCATCAAAGTGGATTACGGGTTCGGGGTGTACGACGTGACCCTGGCAGCGAGCGACTACCTGCTCGAGCCCAACGGCAACGGCAAGATCTCCCAGGGCGGAAACGGCGAGCCGTTCAAGTCGCTGCGACTCACCCGAAGCTACAGCCGTTTCTACTTCCCCAGGGGAGTGAACCGTATCCAGATCACCGGGCAGTTCGGTTGGGAGTCGGTACCCGAGGGCGTAGCTGCCGCCACCGGCATCATCGCATCGCGGCTGCTCAGGCGCACCCGGGACGCGCCATTCGGTATCATCGCATTCGGATCGGATGGCGTAGCGGTCCGTGCCGGTGACCTGGCCCGCGACCCCGAAGTGAACCACATCATGCAAGGGCTGTCCAACACGCCCGATGTCGGCGGGATAACGCTGATCGTATGAGCGCCATGGCAGACATCCGCGCCGGTATCGTAACCAGCCTCCGTCTGGTCTACCCGGACGGAGTGCAGATCGGCGCCTACGCCGTGTCGAACCCCACCCCGCCAACTTTGCAGCTGCTAGCTGGTGGTGTAGAATACCACATGGCTATGCACGACGGACTTGACCACTACACGCTGATGCTGCAGGGGATCGTGGGGCTCAGTGAGGACGGCCAGCGGCTGCTAGACACCTGGATGGACCCAGGCGCCACCGGGCTGCAGCGAGTGGTCGAGGCAGACCAGACACTCGGCAGCACAGTAAGTAACGTGATCGTGCGGACCTGCTCGCCCGTCCGCAGCGCAGTAGTCGGAGGTATCGACTACCTGCTGGCCGAATGGGAGATCGATGTCTACCCGGAGGGACCCTGATGACAACCAGGAAATACCAGGTGGGCGGCTCGCAACCCGCCTACGGCCAGCCGGTTGGCGGTGAAGCCGAGGTCGATCCGTCCGACCCGCTGGTGCAGATGAACATCGACGCTGGGGTGCTGGTGCCGCTCGAGGGCCAGCCGCCGGAGGTAATGACGTGCCCGGCCTGTGTCGAGCACGGGCTGAAGCGCCCGCCCAAGCTCGACTCGGCGGACGCCTTGGCAGAGCACTACGCCGAAAAGCACGCTGGACTCGTGACACCCGACTGGAGGGCTGATTAGATGGCTAAGCTTGTGCTGACCAACGCGCAGGTGTTCGTGAACTCGGTAGACGTGAGCAACCACGTCAACGAGGTCAACATCGAGGTCCAGCGCGACGAAGTGGACGTAAGCTCGATGGGCGACACCAACAAAGAGATCGTGCTGGGGCTCGGGGATGCGACCATCACGGTTACGTTCCTGAACGACTACGCAGCGGCAAGCATCGACTCGCAGCTGTTCGCACTGAACCAGACCAACACGCCGTTTGTGGTCGAGGTCCGACCGGTCAACGGCGCCCGCAGCACCAGCAACCCCGGCTACACCATGACCTGTCTGATGCCGAACTACAACCCAATCCAGGGCGCCATCGGTAACGCAGTCACCACCCAGGTGGCATTCCGCAACGCCGCCCAGGTTGGCCTGCAGAGGCAGACAGCGTAATGGCCCTGCTCGCTACACAGACACCTACACCGTCCGCTGGTCTGGTGCCAAGCTACACCGCGGCGAGCGCCACGGACACGTTCACCCCGGACGACCGCACCTTTATCTACGTCAAGAACACCAACGCGGCCACCAGGACAATCCAGATCACCACGCCCAACCTGTACCGCGGGCTGACAGTTCAGGACCCGGCGCCGACTATCGCCGCGACCACCGGCGAGCTTGTGCTAGGGCCGTTCCCGGCAGACACCTACGCAGACCCCACCACGGGGCTATGCACCATCACCCCATCGGCGACCGCCGGTGTGAGCTACGCAGTGGTCAGGGTGGCGGTCACCTAGGTGGCATCGTCAGCGGCCAGCACGGGCGGATTCGTCACGGTTCATGTCAAGGGCTACCGCGAGGCATCGTGGGCGCTCAAGCAGGTGAACATGAAATCCAAGCGCAGTTTGGATAAGGCGCTGCGCGAGGCGGCGCGGCCGATCAGCGACGACACCCGCAGCCGCCTGTCCTCGTACGCTGGGATCAGCCTGAACACGATCAACCCAAGCGCCACGGCGAAGGGGGTCAGCATCCGCCAGCGCGCCAAGAAGGTAACCGGGGACCATCCGCAGTTTGGCGCGCTGCAGATGCAAAAGGGGCTGATCCCCGCCGCCGAAGCTGGCACGGACGAGATCATACCCCGGGTCGAGATGGCCTACGCATCGCTGATAACACAGGAGGGCTTAGCATGAAACTCACCTTGGTCGGAGTCCCACCGTACGACGGGACCTACGAGTTGAACCTCGACCGGATGACCAACCGGGAGATCCACACCATCAAGAAGCTCTCGGGCTACACCCCGGTCGAGTACACCGAGGCCGGGCAGCGCGGAGACACCGACCTGATGGTGGGGCTGGCGGTGGTGGCGCTCAAGCGCGCCGGGCACGTGATGGTCAATGAGGAGCTTATCTGGGAGGCGGACGCTGGCGCGATCACGTTTGATGTCTCGGACGAGCAGGACGACATCGCAAACCCTCAGCCGCCGAGCGCCGCAAAGCCGAGCGAATCTATCGAATCTTCTGGGACACCTTCGAACGGCGACTCGGCTACCCTCCCGGAGTCGAGCCCCGACTCTACTGGAGGCCAGATCTCGGACACTTCTGTGGGCTCACCCCCGATGCGATCGGTGAGTTGACCCCCTACCAGCTGGGTGCCGCCCAGCAGTTCATCGAGGAACTGAGCAACAATGGCTAAGCCCATCCTGATCGAGATCATAGGCGACGACGCCTCCCTGAACAAGGCGCTGAGCCGTGGTGCCAAGAACACCCAGCAGTTCGGTAAAACCGCAGAGGAGAGCGGCAAAAAGGTAGGTGGGCTGGGTCGCACCGTGAAGCATGCCGCCATCGCGCTGGGTGGATTCTTCGCGGCCGAGAAGGTGTTCGAGTTCGGTAAGGAGGCGGTGCTGGCAGCCGCCCAGACCCAGAAGGCCACCGAGTCCATCCGGCAGAACTTCGGCAAGGCAGCGGACGAGGTGATCGACTTCAACGACAAGGCTGCCGAGCGGTTCGGGATCAGTATCGCCGCGGCCAGCCAGTTCTCGACCCAGATCGGGCTGATGACCACCAACATCGGGCTGGGTTCCAAGCGCGGCGCCGAAATGACCATCGGCCTGGAGAAGCTCGCCGGTGCGGTCGGTCTGATCAAAGGGCAGAACCCAGCAGACTCATTCGCCAAGCTGAACAAAGCGCTGCTGGGCAACACCCGCGGGCTCAAGGACATGGGCATCGCAATAACCCCGTTGGCGCAGAAACAGGAGGCGCTCAGACTGGGGATCAAGGGCTCGAGCAAGGACTGGACCGCCGCCCAGCGAGCGAATGTGATCTACGGTATAGCAATCAAGCACCTGCCGACCCTGATGAAACAGGCAGAGGCGCACTCGGGCGACCTGGCAAACCAGACCCTGAAGCTGAAAGCCGAGTTCTCGAATATTGAGGAGGAGGTGGGCGCCAAACTGCTGCCGGTGCTGACCGAGCTGTTTGGGCTGATCCTGCACAACAAGGAAACCGTGAAGGATATCGCCATCGTAGTGGCGGCGCTGGCAGCTGCATTCCTGGCGTGGGAGGCCGCGGCGTGGCTATCCAGCATCGCTACCGCCAGCCTCAGTGACTCGTTTATCGCGCTGGGCTTCGCGATGGCAGCCAACCCGGTCGGAGCTATCGTGGTCGGGGTGATCGCGCTGGGCGCCGCCCTGGTGATCGCCTACCAGCGCTCGGCTACCTTCCGCCACATCGTACAAACCGCTATGCGGATTGCGAGCGAGGGAATCGACTTCGTGGTCAAGCACTGGAAGATCTTCCTGGCTATGATCCCCGGCGTAGGTATCGTGCTGGTAGCGGTGATCACCCACTGGAAGCGGTTCAAGCAGATCGTCGGCAACGCCATCCAGTTCGTTCGCGACCACTGGCACCAGCTGATCCTGCTGCTTGGCCCGGTGGGGCTGATCATCGACATCTTGGCCAAGCACTGGCAGGGCTTCAAGAACATCGTGGTGGGTGTGATCCAGACCGTTATCAGGTGGGTCGGTAAGATATCTGGCAAGATCGGCGCTGTGGCGGACGCGATGAGTGGCCCCGCCAACACGATCAAGGGCTACTTCGACGACATCATCGGCGCCATCCAGCACGTGATCGACTGGATCGGTCGTATCCACTTCCCATCGCCCCCCGGGTGGCTTAGCTCAG